GGGTGCGGGTGCCATAATCACCATGCCAAACGAACTTGATCCAAATTTAAAACCTTATATGTTGCAACCATCAGGACAGAACCTAGAGGCCATCCTGAGCACCATGAGGGAGACAGTGAAGTCCATAGACAGAATGGCGATGCTTGGAAGCATCAGGGCCATAGAGACTAGACAGATGAGTGGCATAGCGATGCAGACGGAATACACGACATTGGATGCTAGGCTGTCAGAGAAAGCCAAGAACCTAGAGGTTGCTGAAGAATCAATCTGGAGGAACTTTGCGAAATGGCAAGGACAGGTATGGACAGGATCCATCAAGTATCCCGTGAGTTTCAATGTAAGGGACAAGAACATGGACATGGACATATTGAAGAAAGTTTCAGAGACAGTCAAGAACATGACGGACACTGATCCAGAGACACAGATGATAGTAAAAAACAAGATCAAAGAAGTAATTGCTAAAGACGAAGACGAGCTGATAGAGATGCAGACACCAGAACCTCTGAACACCGACATGCAACACCCACCAATCATTGGTGTGGAAGACCTAGTCAAGCACATGAGATCAATGGTAGAAGAAGGTTACACGGATGAACAGATTAAACAACTACATCCAGAGATGGAACAATTTTTTAGCAATGATCAAACACAAACACCACCACAAGAATTATAGAAGTCTTAAAGTTAAGATTTACAATATTGAGCGAATGCTTGATACGATGTCACGACGGATGAAAAGAAGTTGTGCGTGTAAGGCGAAGGCCCTTTTTAAGGGCTTGGGCGGATGGTGGGCAACTATAAAGGAGACAGTTATGCCAGGAAAAAGAGGCGGTAAGAAAGCAAGTCCGAGCAAAAGTCGGATGAGCAAGAAGAACAAGAACAAGACCTTCAAACCTAAGAACATCTATGGAAGAAGAGGTTAATTGGACGGAATACTTTGCTTCAATCACAGGAGTGTGTCCTTGGAGCAAGGCATACTGGGCCAAACAGAAGATAGACATCCAAAGATGGCGTGGTCCAAGCAAGATCACACCACTGGGTGATTACGTGGCCAGGATGTGGCTACATCCAAACGCAAGTGGTAGGGTGTTGTGCAAGATACACTACGGATTGAATGAGGACAGACCAAACGAGGAGTGGTTGTATTCACATCCACAATACAAGGGTCATTCAGCACCGGCACCTATTTTGATACAGCAAGATCTCGAGACATTAAATAAAGCAAGGAAAGGAAATAAAAAAAATGAATCCAAAATTAGTCCACAAACACTTATTGGTAAGGGCTGAGGTCAACTCACCTCCGCTTTACAGTTATTCAAGCGACAGGTTGAACGCAGAGATCAGCAACCTCGTCAAACACATAGACATGGAGATCATGTCAGGACCGCACTCGGCATACTGCGTGGAACCGGGCAACATTGGATGGAGTTCAACGGCAATCATAACAACCAGTTCAATAACTTTCCATTCATGGACTGAATTGAATCTGATACAGTTGGATGTCTACAGTTGCAAGAATTTCAAGATCAAGGACGTGTTCATGTGGTTGGCACAGTTTGACATCGAGAAGTTGGACTACAAATACCTAGACAGGGAACACGGATTCAAGACACTGGCTGATCAAGAGCTCAACCATTGGGACAACAAGCAATACAACCTAGGTTGGAAGGACGAGGTCTTATACGAATAATGGATAATTTTTTATCAAACTTCTTTGGCACCATTGACAGATTCACAGACTGGGTGTTTGGAGCCAACAAAGGTAATTGCAGTTGCGGACACACATCACACTGCAAGGACAAATGCGACAGCTGTAGATGTGAACACTGTAATTGTCCCAAGGACAAGAAAGCATACAAGAAGAGGTTAGAGGATCTAAAGAAGAGAGATCCATTCATCTACAAATAGAATGGTCAAGAGGAGATTATACAGACAGCCAGTTGAGAGTGCCAAGCACGATCAATTCAAGAAGCTGTGTCTGGACTATTTCACCCACTACGACAAGCTGATGGCCAACCCATCCATGCGACACGCCATCCGGGCCAGGAAGGCACTGGTGCTGTTGAAGAGGGTGGCACACGAGAGGGGACTTGAACTGCTGTCACTGTATGCACCATCACAGAATGAGGGCAAGGACATCGTAAATCCTTTTATCTACAAAGACGGCAGGACGACAGGTAAATATATTCATACGGGGGTAATCCAACCCTTGAGCGAACAAAAAAAGGAGTAAGACACGATGAGTCAAGAACAATCATTGAATGACACTAAAGTTGAAGCTACTGAGGCTCCAACAGAAGTCACTAAAAATAATCCATCTCAGGAAGAGGTATCAACACCTAAGACATATACCCAAGAACAACTTGATGCTATTGCGGCTCAAATTCGTAAGAAGGAAGAAGCAAGGGTCTCTAGGAAGTTTGAAGGTGTAGATGTTGAGCACTATCGGACACTGGCTGAAAAAGAAGAGCAATCTAAAATAGAAATCCAGAAGAAGAAAGGTGAGTTTGAACAGATTCTTAAAGATCAGCAGGCGAAAGCGGCAGATAAGATTCAAGGTTTGACAAGTGAACTGACCAAGATCAAGGTAGATGGGGCATTGTTAAATGCGGCGTCAACATTGAAAGCCATTAATCCCGACCAAGTCGTTAGACTTGTGAGAGAGCAGATAAAGATGGACGAGGCAGGGCAGGTCGAGATCATTGATTCAAAGACTGGACAGACTAGATACAGTGACACGGGTGAACCTTTGTCGGTTGATGGATTAGTTTCAGAATTTCTAAAATCAAATCCACACTTCCAGCAACCAGGAATGCCAGGGGCTGGATCTACATCAAACACCAAGAGTGCTGACCTAGACGGGAAAGTTGATATCACTAAACTGGACATGAACAATCCAGAACATAGGAAAGTCTATGCTGACTATCGTAAGAAGTCCGGCCTAGTCTAATATTAACACAACAACTAGGAGAACCATACAATGGCTCTAACTAACACTACAACACTTAATGACCTTTTACCGGCTATAACGGCTGAGGCATTATTCGTAGCGTCTGAAAAATCTTTAATGAAAGGTCTAGTAAAGAACTACACAATACCTGCGGGACAAGGTAAAACAATCACTGTTCCAATCTACCCTAACCAAACAGCGGCGGCTATGACAGAAGCTACGGCTCCAACTGCAACAGCAATCTCAACTGACGGCGTTACCTTAACGGTATCAGAAGTTGGTTTAAGAGCAACTGTTTCAGATCTTTCAATCATGGCATCAGCATCTAATGTTGTTGCTGACATCGGAAAATTATTCGGTGAAGCGATTGCGAGAAAAATGGACACTGACATGATGGCATCTTTCAACACTTTCTCAGGTGTTGTTGGCGGCGTTGGCGAAGGTCTATCAGGAACTGCTACTGCGGCTAAACTTTTTGAAGCAATAGCAAAACTAAGATCGAACGGATACGACACATCAAACGATTGTGCGATCGTGCTACATCCGAACATCGCGTTTGACGTTGCGTCAACTCTTACTTCAACTTTCGCGGCTCCGGCTGGACAAGTTGGTAACAGTGCGTTAGCAAATGGCCTAATGGGAACATTAGGTGGAGTTCCAGTATACCAATCATCTCTAGTGAACCTAGCAGATGGTTCAACTGCTGGTGACTACGGTTGTGGAATCTTCCACAGAGATGCAATCGCATTGGCAACTATGCAAGACATTAAAATCGAATCTCAGAGAGAAGCGACTTTAAGAGGTTTTGACATCGTTGGTTCAGCGATCTACGCCACTGGTGAGTTATACGATGGTGCAGGTATCAGAGGATCATTCGACTCAACAATTGAGTAGTTTTAACGACTAAGGAGAAATCCTTGCTCATACTAGAAAAGCCCTGTAGCAATATGGGGCTTTTTTTTTAAGTAAAGATGCCGTCCTTGACTATGTGGATTGTTGGGAGTGGACGGCACCAAAGCACGGCACACAGTCCATAATCCAATAAATAATTGTAATTGCAAGAGGAAGGACCTCTTGGAATAATTTAAAGAAGGACTTTAACAATGGCGACATTCGCAACAGACACGAACCTGAAAGAATACGAACCTGACATCCACAAGTATGGAATACAGGATTTTTCAGACCTACACTCAAAAACATACGAAGACATAATCAGACTACTGAATATAAAATGGTGGCCCACAGCCAACATTTCTGATGGAAATATAACGATAGCTTCCAACACAGCATCCAAACTGACTGCGAGCAAATTGAACAATGCACAGTTCGTTAGATTGGCCTGCTACAAGGTGCTGGGAGATTACATATATCCAAGATTGTCTACATTTGATCCAGACGGAGATTCCTTCCAAAACAAAATGAATTACTACAAGGACAAGGCCTCGGAAGAACTAGACCTCATCCTAAGGGAGGGCGTCCACTACGACGCTGACTCATCTGGCACATTTGAAGAATCAGAAAAGAAAGCATTTTATCACGGTAGGTTGATTAGATAATGTCAGCGAGAGAAAACATAGCAATCAACATATTTGAACAGTTGGAGAACATGACTGATCCGGCACCTAACCACATATCTAGGGAGATATTTGATGTGCAGAAGCTTGCCATCACGCAGTTCCCCGCGATACTGTTGGTGACTGCCAACGAGGACAGGGAAGACATCACGTCAACGGAGAGACTGGGTAGCATACAGTTCCAACTTAGATGTTATGTGAGGGGCACACAGATAGACACACTCAGGAACGAGATAGTAGAAAGAATTGAAGAAACACTTGAGGTTTCAAGGAACAGAGATTTAACATTATCATCAGCCAACATACACAATGTATCAACACAGGTCATAGGTATAGAGGTCGTTGACAGGGATCCACCATTGGGTGAGGTCATAGTGAGCGTGAATGTTAGATACACATACAAAAAAGGAGTATTGTAATATGTCCATGTTAATGTGGAAAGGTAAAGTTTCAAAGGTGGTAGACAACAAGGTTGTCTCATCACACAAGAAAGATGGTTGGACTTTTTCAAAACCATCGATAATCAAAAATGTCCGTAGGAGACCTACCAAGGTTGATACAGACACAACGGTTGTCAAATTAAAAGCGAGATTGGGGCAAAGTTCACCTGGTCTATCAATAACAAAGGAGACAAACAATGGCGACTAATACAGGAACATACACAGGCGAAGCCGGTGTAGTTAAGTTCAGTGGTGATGCGTCGGCGGTTACTGTCGTTGCATCTGTGAGAGGATTTGAAATTTCTCAAACTGCAGATGCTGTTGAATCAACAGTCATGGGGACTACAGGCAGAGCATATATTGCCGGCAAGACTTCATACACTGGTTCAATGGACCTTTATTTCAGAGACAATGACGAGAATGGTCAAACAGCACTCTTTTCAGCAATAGGAAATGATCCTACTGCCATCGAGTTATACCCTTCTGGTGAGACAACTGGAATCAAGTTAAGCGGAAATGTAATCATAACCGATCACACAATCACTGCAAACTTTGATGGCATCGTAGAAGCTACGGTATCATTCACAGGAAGTGGTGCATTAACTAGAGCGGAGTTATAATAGTTTTATAACGATGTTAAAAGTGAATGTATCATTCAATTCGACAAAAGCAACTGCTGGTCTAAAAAATTCAATTGATCAGATAGTTCGCTCGATAACCACGGATCTTTTTGATAGTATCAAGAAGATTACACCAGTTCGTTCTGGTCGTGCTAAACGAAGTTGGCGTATGGACAAGAAGTCTAATTCTAGCTACCAAGTTAGGAACAAGCAACCATACATCGAACGTTTAGACGCAGGTTATTCGAAACAGGCCCCTAACGGCATGACACGACCGGCCATACGGGAGGTCCTATCTAAAAATAGGTCAAGGAGAACACGATAATGAGTATAACAGACAAAATAAGCAAACACTACCAAACAAGCATTGGTGGGGAGATGCAGAAATATCATTGCGAGGAGTGGGGCACTGATATCTTTTACAGAACAACATATCCACTTAAAGACGAAGCCAAGGTTTTGGAATTACAAGCTCAAGGTAAGACCATCGAAGCATTGGTTGAAAGTATTATAACGAAGGCCAGAGACAAAGACGGTAAGAGGCTCTTCCATGATGCTGACACAGTGAAGTTAATGAATGAGGCAGATCCACTTGTAGTGGTAAAGGTTGCAACAACCATTAACAACGCCAAATTGACTGCACCACAGGATTCCATCGCAAAGGAATAGAGTCCAGTGTTGAGTTAAGGTTTGTGATGACGCTCGCGGACAGATTGAAGAAGTCTGTTGAAGAAATATTGCAAATGACGACGCTGGAGAAGGATTTGTGGGCGGGTTATTTTATGTTTGAGCATAAGGAGAATAAAAAGACTATGAACAAACAAAAACAACAAGCAAGGGCTAGAAAATAATGGCAACTACCCCACTAAATGTTGACATCAAAGTCAAGGGCCAGAACGCCCTAGGATCGGTCAACGGACAATTAAGATCAATGCAGACCTCGGGTCTGAAGTTGACATCAATCCTTAAGGGTGCGGGTGTGGCGTTATTGGCCATGGGAGCCGCGAGGTTGGTTGGCAGTATAGTCAACACAGTAAGGACCTTCGAGGATCTAAAAGCAACTTTGGTCACCATCGAGGGTGATGCGATAAAGGCAGGTGAAGCCTTTGAATTGATCAGAAAATTCACAGCAGGAACAACATTCCAACTAGAAGAAGTATCCAACGCATTCGTGACATTCAGGAACGCAGGTCTAAGTCCTACGCAGGACATGATGAGCGAGATAGGAAACATTGCGGCTGGTATGGGCAAAAGATTTGACGATGTTGCCAAAGCAGTATTCAACGCCACAACTGGTGAATTTGAAATGCTTAAACAACTTGGTATCAAGGTCAAGGTAGAGGGCGATAACCTCACAGCCATATTCAGGGGAACAGAAACAAAATTAAAAAACAACACAGACGAGATACTTGGATTCATCAGAAGCATAGGTAAGGAAGAGTTCGCAGGTGCCTTAGAGGCAAGGGCTGAAACATTGAGTGGTGCTTTCTCTAACTTCCAAGATGCATTGGCAGAGACTGCCATGGAACTTGGTGAGGGTGGACTGAAGACCGAACTTACTGAAGTGGCCAGGGGCATGACTGCGTTCATAAGTGAGAACAAGGAAGCCATCACAACCGTAGGAAAATTTGTTGGAGTGACTTTGGGTCTATTGATAGACGCACTAGGAATGGTTGCCAAAGCAATATTCAACGTCCTACACGTCTTGGGCATAGTGACAAATGCCATAGTAGATTTCGGCAAGTCCATAATGAAGTATATCCCTTTCATTGACAAACAATCATCAGCAATGAATGACAACGTGGTTGCCATGAGGAATATGCACGAGGCATACAAGGTCACGGTAGGTGCGACGGAAGAAGCATCAGTATCAATCGAAGAGAACGCAGAGGTGGTCAAAGAAGCCACCAAATCATATGCTTTCTACGAGGACGGTATAATCAGGATCAAGGATGCCACGAAGAGGGCGGAAAAACAACAGAGGGCATTTGAAGAGTCAATCGCGGATGACGTGATACTGCAGGCTCTTAAGAGAACCATAGGTGAAGGGATGACACCATTGGAAGGCAAGATAACGGCAGTGGCCGCAGGAATGCAGGCATTCCAGAACACGGCATCTAGTGCATTGACTGACGTTATAATGGGAACCAAGTCATTGAGTGATGCGTTGGGCGAGATAGTGAACGCAACACTGAAAGCAATGATACAGGGATTCATAAACTTGGGTGTTGTCATATTCATACTTGAACCATTAGAAAGAAAATTAAGAGACATCAAGAACAGACAGAGGGGTATCAACAGCGAACTTAAAACAGAAATTGGTCTTAGAACAATATTAGCATTCTTAACAGGTGGTGCATCGCTAGGGTTCGGGGGCTTCAAGGCAGGCGGTGGTCCAGTATCGGCAAACACACCATACATGGTAGGTGAGAGAGGACCGGAGATGTTTGTTCCGAACTCATCAGGATCGATCATATCCAACAGTGACATGGGTGACATGGGTGACGGCAGTGCAGTAGGAGGTGGCGGCGGTGGAGACAACATTGAAGTCACATTTAACATCAACACAATTGACGCGACAGACTTCGATCAACTGTTGACTACCAGACAGGATCTGATAGTTGGCTTGATCAACAGGAGTCTAGCTGAAAGAGGCAAAAGGAGTTTATTAGCATAATGGCATTATTCACGCCCAACAAAGGAT